TTGGAACAATTGTAATTCTTCCTGAAGAAGTTGCACCACTTCCCTCTGCTCCTCCTGACATAGCATAATATTTTGGTGTGCCAGTAGTCGTTTCAGCTGCATCATATTCTCTTAAAAAACTAATATCTTTCTTTTCTAGCCAGCTATTAGCACCAGTTGCAGCAGTCGTTGAAGTATAAACCTGTATTCCTCTAACAAATAAAGTTCCAGCTGGAGCATGAACATTATCTTTGGAAGCTGTTAAATTTCCAAGCATTTCTTTTCGATCTGCATCAAGTGGAATTTCTCTTTGAATTCTAAGTTCTGAATTATCTATAAATTGGTCTGTAATTGTACTTGAAAGTACGCCTGTTCCAACTTCAGTATAATTCTGAATTGCCGTTGTCAGTGTTGAATAAGTAAATCCTGCCATATTATGCCGTTAGAGTTGCTGGACCAGCCGAACAATTCTCTCCCCCTCCTGATACTCCTCCACTTGTAGCAGTATCTGTATTGACAGTAAAGTAATAGTAGTCATCCGTCAGTGTTACATCACCACTAGAGTCTCGTTTGCCTACGGTGATCGAGTAGCCAGAAGAATATGCAATATTAGATCCTGTAATACCATCAAAATTGTTTGGATCATTAAATGATGCAGAAGTAGAAGGTGCTCCTCTAAATCTAACTGTATCACTTGTTGATCTACCATGACCTTTTTCAAATACATTTATAATTCCAGATGAAGCTGAAATAGTAGAAAAAGGATCTGGTCCTAAAATTGCAATGACTTTATTTTCAGTTCTATCCGGTCTTGCATTTAATAAACCTCGTTCTCCCCCTGCATGTCCTCTTGGTTCTAATTGAGGATGTTTTGCTTCGTATTCTGTTTTATGTACAAACATACCATTCCATTCAGTAACCATTTCATTGTACGGAAATTCCATTCCTGATCTATCCGATATTGCTTTTGCGTATTTTGCCATTATGTTCCTGGGTAATAAACTTTCGGTGTTATGTGAACACTAGTAGAAGAGCCGTCTTCTGATAATGCTCTAGCTAACTCATCTTCATAATATAATTTCATTTGTTGAGCTACCTGTGGGTTAAATTTTTGTGCTAAATAAAATGCTAAACCAGATGCCATACAAGGTACGAATCTATACGGTACGTCTGTTGCATCTGTATATGTAGAGTCTGCGTCTTGAATTCTTTTTACAAAGAAAATGTGAATTTCTTTTGATGCATTAGATGAATCTGGTGTCGGGTAAAGAGTGACTGTTGTTTTATCAACAAGTCTTTGAACAAAATATCTAGAAGGTGTTCCTTTTGATAATTTATTAGCTAAACTTGAAAAGGTTGATCGATCTGTTTTTGTAAGTGTGGAATCAGCTTGATCTGTATCTCCTCTATCGGATCTAAGAGTAGCTTCTAAAACATCAGCCAAACCATAGGTTGATGTTCCTGTTGTTCCGCCTGCTGTAGTAGAACTTGTTCCATCACCTGATGCTCTATAAAAAGTATATTCTGCCTGACCTTCAATAAGATCAATATTGGTATCACCTACTTCCCAGTAGTGCAAACCTCTATTGCCCCATTCTTGAAACATTACATTTAAAGAACGTCTCGCCGTTTTTAGTTGATATCCAGAAGTTACTTGTGAACCTATACGTTCGTATGCTTCTGCTATAATTTCATCAACAGCAAAAGTTTTGTCAAAAGTAACTGTGCCAGATGTTGTGTTGGCCATAAGTTACCTCCCTAGTATACTTTAATCCACTCGCAAGTAATAGTAGCAGAATCTAAATTTGTACAAGCTGGTAAAGTTGCTTTAACATCTCCTGTTACACCTGAAGCTTCGTTGTTTTTTACTCCACCTATAGAACTATAGTCAAAAAAACCATCACCTTCTAAAGTTAAAAAAACTGCATCAGTTGTTGCATCCCATAACAATCTAAGTGCATCCACTTTAGCTGTCATTGAAACACTATACCAAAGTTTATTTAATCTTACTCTAGTACAAGTATCTCCACTTGGACTTGTTCCTAATGCTGAAACATCAACAATAGCTGTTGTTCCACCTGAGCTGTCTGAAACATTATTATAGTGTGTTATTAATTTTTTATCACCATCAAAAATTGTTTGATTTAATACTACATCTGCCATTTTATTCCTCCCTATCTAGGAGTGGAGTCATTACACTCCACTCAAAGAGTTAATTTATTTATTATTCGTAAACGTGTCTACTAATTGCTGTGTAGTGTACGTTAAGTACTGCTGCTGCAGCGTCTCCGTTCTCTATTCCAATGTACGGAATTAAATTCACATCATTGGTTAAAGCCGCAGATTTAGCAGCTGCTTTACCTGGTTGTACCGCTGTTACCGCTGTACCACCTGTGCTGCCTGAAGTAGTTGTTACATTGTATTGAATACCATTTACAAAAATTGTCGCTTTTCTATCTGAATCAATTTTAATTTTGAAATGATAAGGTGTATTTGCTGCAACAGTAATTGGTAGTATACTGATATAATCAGTTCCACCTATGCTGTGAACAAAGTTCCATTTTGTAGCGGAAGTTAATGATTCACCGTTAGTAGCATCAGTTGCAAACTTAAAGAACGCTTGATCATCATCAGTTGCAACTAATTGATCATTAGTTAATTTTAAGCCAGCCCAAACTTTTTCGTTGTCAGTTTGCGCAATCTGAATTGAACATTCCCACTCTACTTGGTTTTCAGTTCCCCATTTAGTTCCGCTCCAAGCTGTTTGGTTTGTATCTAAATGTGGCAACAAAAGAGCTTGGTCTTGATCAGCCGTTGCTGTTGTCATTAAAATACCTGCTGAAGTTGCCGCGAAAGTAGTCAAAGCAGTAGTGTAGTTAGTACCTAATGTTTCAAAGTCTTTGTTAGCAATTACGTATGCTGCTAGAGCTGAAGCTGAATCCGCATCAGGGTCTATGATAGCAACCGCATTAAGACCTGGTTTTTTTTTGAAGTTTTCTTCTAAATAGTATCTTCGTGCATCCTTTGCAGGCGTACCAAAAGTTCTATCGTGCACTACACCAGTTGTAGCGGTTTTACTTATTAATTTAAATCCGTTCTCCGATCTTACGGGTCCCGAAAAAGTTGTGTTTGCCATAATATTCCTCCTAGAATATTTTAAATGTAGTCCCTAGGGGATGTCGACTATACGCGTCTACATTTAATTTTTTTTAAAATTTGTATAGTGAATAAAATATATATGAAATTTGAGTAGAGTGCAAGAGATCCCTGCATAAAAGTACGATTTCAGCGATGTGGCGTTTATCTAAGTTGCCACAGAAACTTGGGCAGCTGAATCTCTAATTGCATTTTCTCTATCAGCAATTTTAAATTCTTCAGCTTTAATCTCAGTAATAATACCTTTAATTGTATTATCAATTTCGACCATGTTAAGAGTATATTTGCCATTTTGCTCATACTCCAACTGCCACCTCAACTCCAAGGACCTTTTCTGTTTGTATAGGTCTTCGGTCATTTATAACCTCCTCATAGGTTATTCTGTTGGGAATATCTCTAAACATTCCTGTTGTTTCCCACTTTATAGACTTTTCTCCTAGTTTGTCAAGGATTGATTTCTCTATAGATTCACGATTATCCTCTGCTAAAACTTCAAATTTAGCATGATAATCATAAGCCCATATATTAACTAGAAATTGTCGCATTTTTCTTTCTAAAAGTAAATTGTGGCGGAACTATGTCCCGCCACAAAATATTATTTTATTATGCTCCCGGTGATCCGAAAATACCTCTCCAGTCGGAGAACCCAAATGAGTATCTCTCTCTAGCTTTGTATCTTACGTTTCCAGTTGTAAAGTCGCCTTCCATAGCTGTTTTTAATGGTGCTCTCACAAAATGTTTAAGACCATTAGGTACATCTGTTTTAATGAACCAAGCATCTGTATCAGTTAAGTAATGATTCACAGTATAACCTTGTGGAATCATTCCCATAGATACAACTGCATTGATATCATTATCAGCTGTTCCAACTCTTTGTGTTGACTTCATAAGTCTCTCAGCAGTAAATTGTAAAGCTGAAGGCACAATTAATTTCATACCTTTAGCTGCAATTTTTAAACCTCTTTCATCTGTAAGAGCTGCAATGTCAATTAATGCTTGCTCCAAAGATGTTTCGTTAAGGTCTGCTGCAGTAGATAACTCATTCTGTTCAGTTCCAGTAACGATAGGGTGGTCAGTAGCTAAAAGCTCCTTACCATCTCCACCATCTGCTGTTCCGAACCCGTTGTTTAACACCTTAGCTGCTTTCACTTGTTTAGTGTTAGCCATTGATCTCGCTAAAGCTTTTGTATATCTAGACGCAAGTCTATCGTACAAATTATCCTCGATCGCTTCTTCAGTGATCGCGAACGCTAAAGCAAGCGTTTCATGTGTATAACGAGCGGTGAAAGTTTCTTGAGCGTTGTCAAATGTAACTCCCGTTCCTTCTGCTTTGATTGGTGCATTTGCGAAACCAGATAACATTACTTCTTCTTCAAAAGCTCTGTCACTGTTTTCAGTGTCAAAAATCTCCGCATGTTCGTTAGCATAGTTTTTGTATTCCAAGCCGAATAGTGCATTCAAACCTGGCTCTAGTTCTTTTACTAGTTGTCCTCTTGATATAGCCATAATTTATTCTCCTATTCTGCTATTATACGCCAGTTGCGGTCATATAGAAATGTTCGTTAATGATCACTTTAAAATTACAATTAGCTGCTGTTAAGTCGCTATTGTCAGGATCGTCCGAAATTCCGATGATTCGCAAATTGGCTGTAGTTGTTGATTGAGTGTCCGTCACTTCAGTTTTAGAAACAAAATGCGGAGTTACACCTGCGCCAACAGCAACGTCAGCGTTTGTGAAAACGTCTAGTTGTTGAGTTGCACCTGATGCATCCGATTGTACTTCATAAACTTGAAATGGGTCGTCTGTAACAAACGCTTTGATATCAGTAGCTGCGTTTGAAGCAACTAAGTGATTAGCAAAGGTTGGTTTATTTGTTGAAGAGTCAGTATAAAACACACCCTGACAAGAGCCCAAAAGAACTCCGTTATCAGTAGCTGCGCCTATGCCAACAGTTCCTGCTGCCAAAGCAACCATAAGGTCGTTTTGAGCAAAAGCTGAAGCACATGCTGCTACTTCATATTCAGTAGCTGCGTTATTATCTGCTGACTGTCCAATTTTGCCTAGGGGTTTTAATCCGAAAGCTGCGTCTTGGTTTGCCATATTATTTTCTCCTTTAGTGACCTGTCCTTACGGACCTCCAGTCACAATTAATTTAATTCGTTGGCAAAAATTACTAAAAAATTATTAGTCTTTTTTTGTACCACCGAAGGTTACACGGGACTGTCTATCAATATCGATAGGCATTCCTGGGTGCTGTTCCTTCATAAGGTCGTTATTGATCGCTTCGTCTTTTTGTTTTGTAAGGTTATCAAAATACTCCTTACGCGATTTAACTAACTCTAAAGATATCCTAGCCAGCAATAGTCCGCCAACTCCGATCACTCCCTTGTACTTACCTGTATCAATCGCTGGATAATCTGTGTCAGGGTATTCATCAGCTCTCACTAATTCGTAACCTGATCTCAGCTTACCGGCCATGTTTTTTGTATCGTCAAAACCCATTGACTCGGCTCTTATCCACCTGTGATGATATCCATCTGGTGCAGGGGGTGCATCTAAAGATGATGGTGGAGTCCAAACTTGTTTTCTTACTTCTTTAACTCTAGTTTGACTCGCACGGGAAGCTTTTATTGTATCTTTTTGCATATGCTTATATCTCCTTCGTGATTATTTTTAATTGTTTCGCATAGTCTTCTAATGGCACTCCTAATTTTTTAGCAATTGCTACCTGCGATGAAGTGAGTCTCACAGTTTGGCGACCAGGTTTAACACTTCGCGTTGCCGACGCTACTGTTTGTGTAGGTTTGGTCGTTCCTTCCGATAGTTCTTTTCTATCAAATTTATGCGGGAAGTCAAGTCTCATTCGCTTGTCTATCTCAGAATAATATTCGTTAGAATGTGGGTCGAAGCCTTCTTGTTTAGTTAACTTCTCATGTAAGTCAAATGCTGTGTAAGTCATAGCATTATCTTTACCAAACCATTCATTTCTATCAGCCCATTCTTCTGCTTTTGGATCAGTAGGTGGTGCTTGAATTGCTTGGTTTAAAGATGGAGTTTTTACTTCCGTTTCCTTAGTCTCAGAAAGTTTATTTTTAAGAGTATTAACTCTTACTTCTTCCATTCCAAGTCTACCAATTTCTTTTTGTGCATCAACTTCAGCATCTATATCACCTGCTTCTCTAGCTTTCACAAGCTGTGCTTTAGCAGCCGCTAGACCTGAAGTAACTCTGTTCTGAACCGCATTTACATAACTCGGCTCTAATTTAGAAACTTTTGTTTTCAATTGAGAAAGTTCTGCTTGACCACCTCTAGCATATTCTAAAGCAGCTTCTTTTTGTCTTTCTGCTTCACGCCATTTTTTAGTTAGCTTTGCAATTCTTTTTTGAACGCCTTCGCTGTATTGTTCTAATTCTTCTTTTGGTTCTTCTTTTTTAGTTTCTTCTTTTACTTCTTCTGTTTTAGGTTCTTCAACTTTAGATTCTACTTTTGCTTCTTCAAGTTTTTCTTCACGTTCATTTTCATAAGTTTTATCTTGTTCGTTAGTAGTTTCTTCTTTTACTTCTTTTACTTTTTCTTCCTCTAATTCAACCTCTGCACCGGGACCCGATGTATCGATATCAACTAGATCTTGTTTGTCATCTTCTGGCATAGTTATCTCCTTCTATGTTATACATTATGCAACACTGATTCAGGATCTTTTATAGTTCCTAAAACTTCGTCGTCGTTTAATAAACGGACTTCTCCGCCGTCAATTGGTAATCTTGATCCTGCATATTTTGCAAAAATCACCCAATCTCCTTTTTTACACCAAGAGCCTGTAGGAAATTTTTCCTTATCATAATATGCTAAAGGTCCAACTTTTAAAACATAACCACAGTTTGTAGCTATCCTTAATTTCTCTAATGATTCTTGTGCAATAATAATTCCACCTTTAGTTTTCTCTCTTGGTGTAAAAGGTAAAACTAAAAGTCGCCAGCCGCTAGGTTCGGGTAGCTGGTCTTTTACATTTTGTATGTTATCTGGATTCAAAGGTTCTTTTTCACCTTTGGCTTCATCTAGGTATTTTTCAGAAAGTGCATTCCTATGTTTTGGAATTTCCTTTTCCGATATCGACAACGTTTCCTTGCTCATCTTTTTGCTCCTTTTTTTCTAGCAGGTTAGAGATTTCCTGTAGTAAATATTGATATGTTCTTGCCTGTCCTAACATATACTGATATTTTTCCATATTGTCAACACCACCACTTATCATGGCATCTCCAACTCTCTGTAAACTGTCTCTCATTATTTTTTGTATCTTTGATACAATTACTAACGGATCCACTTATATCATTCCTTTATAATATTTCTTGTTGTGTGGATTTGATAAATTAACTCCACCATACTCACCTCTAATGCTTGGTCCAATATATCCACCTTCATTAACTTTTACTCTTCCACCTTTTGTATACTCTTTCTCCCATCGCTTTGCGATTTCTGGGTGGTTAGCATGCATATATCGTCTTTGTTTTTCTGATTTAAACATTATTTTTTCCCTCCATTTCTAAATATTTGAGTTCCCTTTATACCAAATATGCTGGCGCAAACTAAAATCCATAAATTTGTAAACCACGAGGGAAGCGCCTGGAAATGCTCAAAAAAGATTTTAATCTTCTCCATAGCCGCCGGATCGTCCGACCAAACCCCCCAGGCCAAAATTATTATGGGCAGTGTGAGAATCGCCAAAACTACCTCGTCCTTATAGTCGTTTTGCCGAGCCTCTAAAAGTTTGCCCTGGTATTGTTCTTCGCCGCTGGCCATCTTTCGCGCATGCATATGTTGTGCATCAGCCATAGCCATCTTTGTCTCTTGACGCTTTTTATAAATGTGAGTTCCAGCGTTAAGAGCTAATTTTATAGCACCAAACCACATACTAAACCCAGGTTACGTCTTTTTGTCGTCTAGCAGCGCCTGAGCCAGA